GACATTCTGGCCCTGCGAATAGAGCATCTCCCGGAGCTGATTGATCTCCAGGAGCGGGATGCTATCTTCCTGCCTCGCTCTATGTCCTTGCGACAGATGGGAAAGAAGTCCAACCACGGTCTCAACTACAATATGAAGTTCCGACGAGCCGCCCTGGAGTGGGAAATCCAGGAATCCGAGGCCCAGCCCATCGTCGCCTACTACAGCGACGTAGCCTATCCCGGCCTCAAGAACTGGTGGAATGACACCAAGGCTCAGATACGGAAGAACCGAACCCTAACCAACTGCTTTGGTAGAAAGGTCCGTCTACTGGGAGAAGTTGGAAATGATCTATTCGATCAGGCCTATTCCTTTGTGCCTCAATCAACAGTTGTCGACATCTGCCTGGAGGCAATGTGCCTAGCCTTTGAGGATCCCGACATAGAACAGGCTCAGTGGCACCTGGGAGCCCAAGTCCACGATTCCCTAATGATCCAGATGCCGACTCACGACTGGAACGTCGTAGAGCATGTCTGCAAGAAGATCATCCAGTATATGAGCCCTACCTTGGAGTATAACGGCTACAAGTTTATCCTCGGGGTGGACATGAAGGTTGGCCTAAACTGGGGAGATATGCGGTCTACCCAGGGACCTGGCCAAATCCGGGAGGTCTACGAGGCACTGGTAGTTGAGGCTGCCCAGCAGCCGGTGGTGGAGGCCGTCTCTGCTGGGCCGGCAATAGTGCAAACGCTCGATCATCTTGCTCAGGCAATCCCTCAAAGCCAGTCATCTTGAAGGGGGCAGATTGGAGGTCGGCCAGAGGGTTACCCCCTCCCCCTCCTCCTGGCCTTTTCGGCGCCAGTAGACTTCCGGCATCTCCACCCAGCACCTCTGCCAGCTTCGGGAGTTGGGGTTGCGGCTGACCAGATGCATCTTGGGTTGCCGGATATGGTGGAGGAGCAAGGGCTTCCGGTGGACCAGACACTTCGGCCCCGGCACCATAGGTGGGCGCGTAGCTCCCGGCGCTGTGTTTGCCTTCTGGGGCCAGAAACACATGACTGTTATCAGCCATAACTTCGTTCTTGTACTTCCCCGTAGCATCGTCATAGCCGGTCCACCTCCTCCAGCTCTTATACTTCTCCGGTTCATTTGCCTCCAAGGAGAGCATCGTTTGAGGCTTGGCCAAAAAGTGCGTTGCCCCGTCTACCCAATCCCCCACCTTACCAGTGGCACGCTGTTCTGCCAGGTCAGTCAGAGCCTTGAACTGAGGCATCTGTACGATGGCTGCCAGACGGCTATACTGTTCGGGCTCTATGGTAGGTTGGTAGATCTTCCGACTGACATGGTCTCCCAGATCCTGGCCTTCCTTGTCAGCCCTATTGATCATGGCTCCCATAGCGTTGCGGGCATCCATGAAGTTAATCCGGCCCTGCTTGCTGTCTGCCTCGAGAAGGGACATTGCAGCGGCCTTCTGATACGGAGATAGCTGCTGCCACTGAGAGTCTCTGCCCCAATACCCCTGAGGTCGAGGTCCTGTAAAGTCGGGTCCCTCTCCTCCAGCAGCTGTCCTGCTGATAGAGTTCTGACCCTTCCTATAGATGTTCTCCATCTCCTCGTTCTTGGGTCCTTCTGGCTTTAGCTCGTTTGGAGAGAACTTGCCAGCTCCCTGATCTGGCAGGGTCTCAAGCTGACGCTCCTTCCGAAGCCTCTTTATGGCCTCGGAGTAATCTTTCTGCATCTGCTGCCTCTTATAGAGATCTCCCAGCAGGTCCTGACTCATGTGTTTGGGTAGGGTCCCTTGGGGGACTCTCATCAGCGGCATAGGTCACTCATTGAACAAGCTGGGATAGTGGCGAGTCATCTGGACGATGGCTGCCGCTGCTGCCTCCTTGGTAGAAGAGGGGTCCATCGCGGTAGTCATCATCTTCAGGAGGCCCGGCTTCATCATCTGCCCGAGGCCCCACCGACTCAGGACAACGGTTGCATATGCGGCGGGGAGGCCGATGGTGCCGGCCGTCTTGCCCAGCGCCCCGACCGTCATGGTGGACCGTATGGCCTCCGCCACGCCCTCTCCGCCACGCAGAACGGCGCTACGTGCCATAAAAGTGGAGGCGTCAGCAATAGGGGCGTTGGTTACCATCTTAGCTACATCTGCCAGCTTCTGTACGTCCATAATGCTGACTTCGGTGCCTCGGAGCATTTCCTTCATAGCCAGGTATTTATTGGAGTTAGGATTATTTAGACCAAGGGCCTCATTGAATTTCTGCGGATTGAATTGGAACTTATCTCCCACAAAGAAGGTCCCCGGTTCCTTGTTGGTCGCCTTGAACCAGGCATCATCAATTCTAGCACGGGCAACGTGTCTGACTGTATCATCTCCGGCAGCATTCCGAAGGTCCCTGACTCCGCCAGCCGAGTTGACCTTGCTGGCAGTATCCATCAGCTCGTCGGCGGTCATAGTGCCGCCCTTGACCTTGCCAACGGCAAAGATATTCCTATCGACAGTGCCAACCATCTTCTTGTATATGGAAGTTTCGAACTCCTTGATGCCTTCTTGGAAATTGGTCCTAGCTCCCAACAGAAGCTTAGCGGAGGGGTGATCTACCCCCTGCAATGTCTTAACAACAGCATCTCTAACCTCTTCGAGTTTTTGGTAGTGAATTCCATGCTGACCCTGGCTCTTACGAAGGAGGTTCTCCACGCCAATCAGGATATTATTGGCATCTACCGTCGAGATAGGACCATCTACATTCTTCTGCAATCCGTTGAGCCAAGTTCTCATCTCAGCCGGCGCTACACCTTGGAGCCTACCGGATTTGCTGCTGATCCCCTGTAGAACATTGCCGGTAGCCTGCAGTATCTTATTAGAAGGAACGATGGCTCCTGCTTCTTCCCCAACTCGGAGGGCGTGTTCGTAGCGGGTCTGTGCTTTAGCAGCAAAGTCACCAAACTTCGATCTTGCAGCCGTTATAGCCGCCTCTCCGACCTCAGCGGTGGCGCTTGGAGTGGCCACCTTCTCAAACATATCTTCATAGGCTTTAACTATCGATTTTCCCTGCAGTTCGGAGGCCTTTCTGGCTGAACCACCAAGAAGAGGCATCCGTCCAAAGACGTTGACGGCGCCCTTACCAACACCGCCATTAGCTACGTTGGCTACCCCTATATCTACACCGAGAGAAGCAGCAGCCTCCATCATCTCTCTGCTATCAGGAGGCAGCTTCAAGACACGGCTAGCTATGAACTGGCGAGTTGCTCTGGCCATTCCCGGCAGCACAAGGACGCCTCCTGTAAAAGTGGCATCATGCAGACCGTCTATAGCTGGCTGCATCATCCTTTCGACAGTGCTAGCCTTATTGGTGACGCCAGGATTGTTTTGTACGTAGTTCCGAACATCCTCATACATATTCGCTATGTAACCACCTGCAGCAGCTCCCGCCCCGGTGCCTATCACGATGCCAGGAGGACCTCCAGACGCTCCTGCCATACCTCCAGCAGCACCCATGGTGCCTCTCAGAATGGCCCTGGCATTCTGAGGTCGACCAACCTTCTCCATGAACTCAGGCAATGTCCTGGGCAGATCATCAACGGTCTCCTGGATCGCCTGCCCCGCCCTGCCCAGCGTGGCAGACCCCTTCTCACCCATTCCCAGCACAGATCGGGCCAAGCCAATCCTGCCTGGAGACATACTCTCAACAGGCATGTTGATGCCCATTCCCTTGATACCAAGGGGGTCTGGGGCCTCAGCCGGGGTAGCCGGTTCGCCTGTGATAGGCATAGTAGGTAGCTGAGAACCTGCAGGGGCAGCCGACTGTGCCGGCGCTGCAGGCGTCCCAGGGGTAGCAGGAGCCTTTAGCTGTTCGAGCATCTTCTGAAGGCGGGCCGCTTCATCGGGATTGCCCTTGCCACCAGCAGGCTCAACGAGCCCCTCTATGTCGTCTGTGGTATCTGGCAGATAACCGCCCATTATTCGTTCTCCTCAGACTGTGGCGGGGCCACTGGTCCATTGGTATACAGCTTGGAACCCTTCTGCTTCTTCAGGCCAGCTCGGACGGCATCTGTTATAGGGAATTCGGTGAACTGGGCGGGCCTATACGCCTTGGGATGTCCTCCAAGCCCCATTGTGATTGGGTATCTTAGCAACTTATTATCATGAGATCGCAAGTCTCTACTCATCTGCCCTTCTATAGAAGGGTCCATCTCCTTTAGAGCCTTCTCCAACCTCTTGGGCAGGATACCTTCGTAGAACTTCTTCTGTCCCTCTTCCATGCCTCCAGTGTATGACTGGACAGTCTTGCCATGGGGAATGGCTATAGTATCAGCCCCACTATCAATAGCATCTTTTATGATCCTCTTAACGGCGAGGTCGACCCATTGAGGAGTACTGCCAACCATAGGATGATGGGGAGGCAGATCTAGATGTTTCTTCAGTTTTTCTCTAGCTATTCTATCTGCATATGTCCTCTTAAAATCTTCCTCAACAGTCTTCAGGATATCCTGAGCGGCTGGACTTGCATCTATCTGTTTTACAAGTCTATTTGCTGTACCGTGATCTATTAGATCATCTCGCCCAGCCTTTAGTATCTGTTCTAACCCTTCCTGCCAGTGACCAGTTTGGCTAGATCGGATTATAGCAACCTGTAGACCATATGTCTCTTTATCTGTCAGTTCGGCTATAGGCTTTATCTTGTCGGCTACATCTAAAGCCTTCTGATGATCTGCATTCCTCTCAGGAAGCCATAGACCTTTATTCTCAACTTCTCCCAACTTGTTCTTAGCGGTCTCAACTTCCTTCTCTAGCATCCTAATCTCAGCAGGCGACTGTGATCCCCTAGCCTTAACAGACTGCCCCCAGTCCGATTGCACTTGATGTGGCACAAAGACGTTCCTGCCGTCCTTACCCTTCTGTATAGATGCCATATACCAGACTGCGGTGTTCGAGGTAAAGTGGCCGCCTGTATGGTAGAAACGATCTTGGATATCGGCTTTTTCCTTACTCAGACGTTCCAATTCTACGCCCATATCAAGTATTTTCTGATCAGCTGTTACGGTTTCGCGTTCCTTTTTAAGCTCCTCAATCTTCTTCTCCACCGCATACAGTTTCGCCTCCGCCTCAGGATTGCGGACGGTCAGCATGACCTCTCGCATGGTAGGATTGGAAGGGTCTGTGCTATAGGTGGAGTGTGGTAGATCTTCAGGACCTATCACTCGAGGGGGTATATTACTAGGCATGGAGCCGGGAGCGTCCCGCTCTGTGGTAACACCTGCCTGATGCCGAACCTCTTCTATAATCGTCTTATTCTCTTCTACATGCTTAGACAACTCTTCCCGCGTCCTGCTTTCTCGCTGTCCTCTTAGATCTCTAAGCTTGTCATTATAGTGAGCAACACCCTTCTGTACCAGCTCCTTTCCCTCTGTTACCTGGGACTGGGCCTCTGCCAGTTCTCTCTCTAGCACTTTTAGATCGTGGGAGTTGGTCGTCTTAGATAACTTTATCTGCAGATCCTTCTCCGTCTTTATAAGCGTCGACAGACCCTCCTTAACATCTATAATCGTCCTTCTCATCTCTCCTACTTCGTCGCCAAGCAGGAATTTGTCTAGGCCGGTTGCCCTTATCTCACCCTCCTTGACCCCTGATCGGCCCGGTTCCAGGAGAGCCATGTATTCAGAGGGATGAGCCTCAGACTTCTGAAGGCCGGCAACAGTCTCCCGAAGCTGACTATAGTAGCCGGACTCATCTACATCTCTTTCCACCCCCTTAGGAGGTTTATTTCGAGATGATTTCTGTTTTCCTGCATATCCTTCCACTAGTTTCAACTGCTCTGGAGAAAGCTCAGCAAAAGGCTTATCTCCAAAGAATAGACGGCTTGCCACTTCAGGTGTTGGCTTGTTAGCGGTGGATGCTCGTACTCTGTCCCCCTCAGGCAACCGCAGCATCTCAATATGCTCAGGAGTGTGACCGGCTGCAGGCCTTACTCCACCAATTTCCTTAAATCCAAGCGATCCATAGAACTTGCGAACATTGTCGAAGCCTATTCCCTCTTCATCACCTGCCATTAAACGTAGTTGGACGCCCTCAGCATCAGCATGATCAGTGAGTTTCTGCATCAGCGCCCTGGATTTACCCTGTCGACGCATTTCAGGTTCAGTCCATACCACTCCTACATACATCTCGTTTGGATTGGCCGACTTGGAGTATGTTAGCTCTGTACCACCTTCAGCAACTCGGCCGAAGGTAGGTCCAGTTTCACTGAAATCAAACAGTTTATCATGTCTCACAGCTGTTGGTTTTTGCGACTCTAATCCAGCTTCTCTCAATGCCCTGATAGGTCCCTTTGCGGCCTTTGCCCCTTCTGCAGCTAGTGGCACTCCCTTTTCTAGGATCATGCCGCCGCCAGCCAGGGCTCCAGCCACCTCGAAGGACCTCTTAACTACCTCTGGATCGCTGGGCTGAGCTCCCTGTGAGAGAAGAGAATGCATTTCGCTAAAGGCCTTATAGGGACCATGGAGAATCTCTGGCCAATCCATATGAGGATCGTGAAAGCCCTTTTCTACTGCCACTGGAAACAGAAAATGTCTCTTAGCAGGAGTTGGCTCTGCCCACTTGCGAGTATCCCCGCCTCCAATAGAGGCCATAGCTGCATCTACAGCAAGCTTAGCAACCCGTTCCTGTTCCATCTCGATCTGGGACTTACCATATGTATAGTCAACGTCATCTGTTAACGTCGGCTTCGGAACGTCCCACCAGGGCCTGGCATCTGGATCAGGCACCCTTCTTTCCTCTCTGATACCTGGATGCGTCTACTGGCTGGGGTGCTTGGCGTCTGGGAGGTGGAGCTATCCTGAAGGCTCCAGCATCCTGATCACCGCCGCCACCTCCACCTGATCCCATGCTTATCTGATGGGTACTGCCATGGCCAATCATCTGACCTAACTTCACAAAGGCCTCTCCGATCTTATCCTTCTTCTGCTGGCTCTCCAGTCTGGCTTCCCGGCGCAGAGCCATGTTCTCCATGAACTTAGTATGCTCCGTCTGCTCTCTGGCTCGTTCCTCGGCACGAGTCTCAGCTCGATCGGCTCTGGAGTCTCGCTCCCTCTCCATGGTCAGACGTTCTTTCTCACGATCTTCAGCGAACTCCAAGCGACGCTGACGGGTTGCCTCTTCCTTCCCAACGTCAGCCTGTTCCTCCTCGAAGGTGGGGCTCTGCCTGGTGACGGGCTTGCCTAGGGTTGCTGGCTTACCCTGGGCCACGTCGAGCCTCTTCTGTACCTCCTGAGCGACGTTCTGGCGGATACCGGGGGGAAGCATGCCAGCACCTGCGGCCATTACTTCCAGATCATTGGTCGAGGCAAAGCCGAAGTTGGGCTGCCAGTCCTGACCGCCGACGCGGGAGGCCATCTGGCGGGCTGATCTCTCAGTCGCCCTTGCTGTAGCATCAGCCAAAGTTGCCTCGAACTGAGCAACAGATTGGCTATGTCCTAGCGTATTGAGGTGCTGGGCTATAATTGCATTGGTCAGGCGGTTGCCAGGAATACCTCGAGCGACGGCCATGCTATAGGCCATGTCCAGAATAGCGCCCTGCAGCTTGGCACTGTCGACAGCTGTCTGCTCAATGCCGCTCTTCTTATACAGCTGCGCTATGTTAGAAGCAGCCCATCCCGCAGTTGCCTTTAGACCACTCTCCCCTGGCCCTGGGGTCTTACTCATATCAACGCCGGCCAACTGGGCGATAGCCTTAATCTGATCCATAGCCTGATCGACACCGCGAGCAGCGGCGCCCACGGCACCTAAGACCTCCGGCTTTCCAGCAAACAACTGATGCACTCTGGCCGCGTTGACAGCTACATCGACAGTTCCAGCGGCGATCTGGTCCATCTCCTTGGCCAGCTCTCGCTGTTCCTTGGCATCCTGAGGAATGGCATAGCCCATCTTGCCTAGGTCATCTACCCTGACTGGCTTACTATAGTCCAGGCCAAGAGCCTTTAAGAGACCTGGCTCAACCACTCCATATGGGGCCGGGGTCTCTCCAACTTCCTTCAGACGCCGACGCTTTATCTCTTCACCTTTGGCTGTAATGGGAGGAGGTTGCTTAACCTCAGCCGGAACAACGCTGGGAGGCATCGCTGAAGGTACAGCGGAGGGCGCTGGGGCGGCCCCTGGAGGAGGAGTTGGCGGAACAACCGCCCCAGCTTGCGGCGCAGCGGACGGTGCGGCCGGTCCTGCCTGCGCCACTTTCAGCAGTTCCATACCGGACATTTGTCCCGTAAGAACTGACTGTATCAACTGCTTAATCTCACCGGGCTTGGCATCTTTCAGCTTGGCGGCGAAGTTTCTGTTAAGGCCTTCCAGGGCCTCTGGATCGAGACCCAGCAGCATAGTGCCAACACTCTTCGATGTCTCACCTTTAGGATCGACACCTGACGTTCTGGACAATTCCTCGTACAGGAATTTACGTGCCGGCTTCGGCACGTTGGGGTCCATCATATAAGACATACGCTCAGCCAGCTTCAGGTCCTGTTTCCTGCTCTCAATGTCAGCCTGTCGGCGCTTGAAGTCCTCTTGATTCGCTTGATACTGCTGGGCTACATCAGCAGCTTGCGGCGACAGGGGGACCTGTTCCGGTGGTTGTGGTAGACGGGCCTGAGGTTCCTGCGATGCAGCGAAGCCCTCTGGATCAAACTGAAAGCCACCCATCTTCAAACCTTCTCATAGTCCACAACGTCGTATCCACCACGGGATAGAACTGCCCAAGGCATCTTCTCTTCAACATCACTCGATAGAACACCGATCATTCTCTCTCCAGTGTCCTTTCGGGTATACTCGTAGACGGTGATGCCCTCCATTGTCGCACTGATAGGTATTAGATCGCCCTTCAATTCGGGGTCAGAGAAATAGGCAGCGCCTATCTGGCCTCCCGCTCCAATACCAGCACCAAGCAGTTTATAGAGACGATCTGAACTAGCAGAGTTGGACTGAGCCTGCATCTGCCTATGCTGCAGATAGGGAACCTGAGCCTGGCCATATCCTCTGGCAGCCTGTCCAAAGGCACCTGCGAAGGACATAGGATCGCCGATGGCACTTCCTCTTAGGGCGTCCATCGAGGAACCTCTGCTGAACTGCTCCTGCTGTTCCCTGGTTATGCCCAATTGCTCCGAAAGAGTCAGCTGTCCTGTCCTAGCACCTTCCCTTAGGATCTCAGAAGAGCGCATAAACTGGCCCAGCGTCTCGATAGCCGGCGACGACGTTTCGTAGCCAGGGCCGAACTGGCTTTGGAGCTTTTCCCTCAATTGTTGTTCGCCGGTCTTAAGACTCTCCTCGAGGGCCGGATCGAGCTCTAATTCGCCCCGCATCGCCTTGAGGCTGCGATCCAGGTACATGCCTTCCAGCTCTTTGCGCTTGGCATCCTCTGGATTGTCTTTTTTCTTGATGCTTTTGATAGTGCCATTCTCATTCATCTCAACATCGAAGCCCTCCTGTTCGGCCAGGAAGGGCAAGAGGATCTTCTGTTGATCTCTCTGTTCCTGAATGATCTGGGTTTGCTGCTCAAGCATATGGGCCTGAGCCTCCTGTAAGGCAATTTCAGCTGCACTTGGCTGAGGAACCGCGCTATCACCGCCGCCCATTAGTTGAGCCTCCTTATGAAGAACTTCTTAGTTCCCCTTACGGCATAGGGCTGATACTCGCTGTAGCGAGAGATCATCTTATCGAGGAAGGTTCCCTCTTCGACATGGAAGATGAATGTTGAGATGCCTATTCCCCGCAGAGCCATCTCATACATCTCGACCATCTTGATAGCCGACTGTATCCTCTTTCGATCGGACTTCATTACCAGGGGACCGGCGACAATCATGCCCTTCTGTATATCAGTGCCGATCATTCCTACTATTTGATCTTCCTCTACCAACAGCATAGTAGGAAAGCCAAGGGTCTGCTCTGGCACTCCCTCTCCTCGCATAAGGGCATGGGCCTCGTGGAAGTCGGCAGGGGTCTCGGCTATTTTATAGCCTATAGTCATTTCTTCTTCACCTTGGTCTTACAGATAGGATCTTCCCAACCCAGGCACTTGCACATATAGTCCACTTCATTACCTTGAATACGACGAGCCAGTGCCGGGGGAAGGTTCTTGATCGCGTTGATGTCTGCATTGCTTAGAACCTGCCTGTCGTAGCGTTGGCAGAAGCTGTCGACGACAATGGAGGGAGGTGGGCTGCTCATGCCGAAACAGACGATGAAGCAGAATATTCCATCTCCACTCATGTCTTAGACATCCTGTCCCATAAATCTGCCGCTTCTGTGTCTGATAGTCCCTTGACATGCTCCCGAAGGGCTTTGCCCTCCTGTGTCTGCTCCAGCAGTTCCAGGGACGCCCTAGCGATAGCCCTATCCTCGCCGGCCTGGATCATCTTGCGATCGTTTAGATAGCTCATTATAGACATAAGGAGCTTCAGGCCGGTCAGGATAATAGAGGCCCAGCTCACCGTAGCGGGTTCCTCGGAGGCAGCGCTCCCGTGCCTGGCATATCTGCTATCCGGTCCTCTGCTCTGACCTTGCCCATACCTTCTGGTGGAGCAGGACCGCCGACCATGCCCATCTCTGGCAACGGCTTGGGAGGTTCGGGTTGGGCCAAGATGTTGGCAACTGCCGCTGCCTTGGCCGGCTCCATGACGGCGATGATCTTCTCCGGTGTTAGAGTCTTCTCCGGAGACATCATAGATAGGAGGAAGCCCGCCACTGTAGCGACAATCCCCACTATTGTCTCGAGCTGAGCAGGATCGACTTTACCCCTAGCCACTAGTATCCCACCAACAAAGGTGATGACGTGTCTAACTAGGCCCAGGATTTGTTCCTTAGCAATTCCAAACATGGCTGTCCTCCTTGTGCAGTCGGCACGATATCACGGCCGACCGTCGCCGGCCAGGCTACTTCGCTATCTTAAAAATTACAGCCAATACAGCAACTGCAAGGCCCACTACTGCAGCTACATATCCCCAGACGTCGTTCCCTCCCTTCTTCAAGCCTTCAATCGTCGTAAGACGATCCTTGATGTCGCTGATCTTGTCATCAGTTCCTTTGCCCATAGTTGTAATCAACATGCCTATCTGGTCGATCTGCTTGATGAAGGCAGCTTCAGACTTAGCGATGGCCTGGGAGTTGGACTCGTTTTGCTTGCCGACAGCTTCCTTCTGCGCCTGAAGAGCCGCGTCGATGGCGACTTTGTTATCCTTCGAGGTCTGTTCAGTTCTAACATCACGTTCTTTGAACTGAGTTTCAATGCTTATAAACTTCTCATTATGTAGCTCCTGGAGACGTCCTACCGCCGCCTCGATAGTTGTCTGAATATGTGAAGGAGCTCTGTCAGACTGAGCCTGGATAAGGTTTATAGCCTTATCCATACCATCTAGGCGAGCCTCTATAAGCTCTCGTATTGCCAGGATTTCCCTGGTCAGCTGCTGCGTAGTAAGAACCGTAGGATCAGGAATTGGAACGAAGTTGGCCGCCATTCCTGTCTGTGCCGGCTTTCCACGAGTAGGCATTCCCCAGTCCTCCCGCCCTCTATACCCCAGGCAATTTTACCACGGTGGGGGAGGGAGGCAAGGCGTCACACCCCTAGTTGGGATGTGCGTGAGTGCCATTGGGCTTCGCGGGTGCGGAGGCCGCTTCCTCAAGTGCAATACATATTGGACCTGTGGCCAGCGGCCCACAGATACGAGCCACGCACTTCTTGATCATAGCTGCCTCGTCGATTGTCAGTTCTACAGGCAGCTTGGCGCCATAGATGCGGGTAGCTAAGATAAAACGTTTCAACTGCTCTTCGCTCGAAGTGCCCTGCTCTGGAGCTACCAACGAGGTAGCAATAGCACTGGCCAAGGTCATGATCCTACCGTCTTGTTCAAGTGGCTGACCATGGATATCTTTGATTTCCTTGTTTAGATCTACGTGCATGTTACTCTCCATGTTAGGTTGAGAAGAATATCAGAAACTTGCCTGCCGGTCCACCCCCACCCACTGCTGGGGTATAAGTAACGACGATCAGGCCGTTTCGGCCGGCGCCGCCTCCTCTGGATGTGCCGCCCATTGAGTTATCGGAGCCGCCTCCTCCGCCTCCACCGCCATAGAGACCTCCAGTTGCACCTGCACCGACTGTGGCGCCGCTGACCGAGCCGCCTCCACCTCCTCCTCCTCCCCCGGAACCATGAGTGGCGTCAAAATTAGTTCCGGCGTTGCCCGCAGTGCCATTAGTTGCTTCGTTACCCCCGGCCCCGCCGGCTCCACCACTCGCGGCCCCTGCTCCGCCGCCTCCACCTGTTACGCCAGAGCCATTGCCACCTCCACTGCCGCCATTGGCGCCTCCTCCGCCTCCACCACCGCGTTCAGGGTCCGGATTAGTACCACCACCGGCGCCTGCGCCGTTGGCACCTCCAGCAGCTCCGCCTCCTCCGCCTCCTCCGCGGTTAATAGCGGAACCAGCACCTCCAGTGCCGCCGTTCTGCTTGACGTTGCCACCCCCTACCGCGTAGCTAGCGGCTGCTGTGCCGCCTGCGCCACCTGGGCCACTAGTCTGGCCAAAGGCGCCAGCCTTGGCGCCGCACGCTTGGCCAGAAGATGGAAAGCTCGCCGAGTTGAACCATGTGTCTGTACCAGCGACACCGTTGGCGTTAATCGCCCCGGCGCTGCCGCCCGCCCCAACCTGGATTGTTACGCTGCCAGAGAGGCCTGTAAGATTGACAGACTTCGCATAGGCGCCACCGCCTGCGCCACCGCCACCGATGATAGCATCGGTCGCACCGCCACCTCCACCCCCTGCGCCAACGCACTCGATAGTGTTGGTAGTTGACCAATCACCAGGGATCGAATAGGACGTACCAGAAATAAGAAAAACGACCGTAGCGAGGATCAGCGGTGGCGAATGGTCGCTGCCGGGCTTAGAGTTATCGCTGATCTCGACGCTGCGCTGAACTTGGACATATCCATCTTTAGTTAAGCACCACGTCGATACCACGCAGAAGACCATGCCGGCAATGACATATCGCGAGCGCTCAACGATGCGCTTCAGCCGCTTGACCCTGGCCTCCCAGGCAGGGCTAATCCAGCTGGATGGAATATTTAGATTGTCCATGTCAGACTTCGGTTGTAACCGCGACGACATCCCACTTGGTATCGTCCGAGTTATAGATTGCGCCGACGTATGTTATCTTGCTTATCGACGTACTTGCAGGAATAGTCACTCCGACAGCGCGGAAGATGGCATTCCAGTTCAGCACGCGGGAGGTGCCATTGTCCTTCAAGCGGAACAGCAGTTTCTCGCCACCTACAGGCGTGCCGCCTGGCGAGTTGATGGCAGTCGTTGCCGACAGTGCGGTGCGGATATAGATGTCGGCGACCGACACATCCGGGGAGACGTCGCCTGAGGCGGCGCTGCTTAGACGTGGCTGGTTGCGCTTATTGGTGACCGTATCGGTGCTCGATGTAAGTAGGGCATTGACACCCTCGACTGCCAGGCGGCCGGCAGCCGAACGCGACAACGACGTGTCTGCGGCGGCGCCCAGCTCGATAGAGCCGACAGTAAATACGCACGACGTGCCTAGATTGAATACTGTTGCACCGCTGATCACTAAGCTAGCGGCCGAGTGTGTGAGGATAACGTTGCCGTTGTTGAAGTTGATGACGGCGCCGCTTGCTAGAAACAGATCGGCGAAGCTAAACACGGCGGTGCCTAATTGAGCACCGTCGTTGGCAACCGGCCTGATAGTGTCACCGATTACTACGTTGTTGCCCTGACGATTGAGGAAGAGCGGTAGTGAGCTGTAGGATTGAATATCGCCGCCGGCGGCCTCCCAGCTAATGACGAGATTGGTGGCGGTCGCGGCGTTGGCACCTGTGACGTGCAGGTTGGCGTCGAACTTATAACCAGACGCGGCTCCGGCAAAGGATAGTGTGTTAGCCAAGTGGGTGGCGGTGACATCTCCATTGTTCCAGTTGATGACGCCGCCTGAGGCAAGAAAGAGATCACTAAAAGCTAGTATAGTGGTGCCCAGTGCCACACCATCGTTAGCACCTGGCTTAAGTGCAGTGTCGAGGGCTAGGCGTACTGTGGCTCCGCTATCTAGAGAGAATAGCACCTTGCCACCCTGCGTTCGGAGGACAAGATCGTCTATTGCAGAGCCAGTAACCAGGTTATTTACGGCGGATGCAACCCCTATATATGCCTTATCGACGCCTGCCAGCCGCATCACAAAGGCCGAGGCACCAGTCGACGTCTCATTAAGAGCAAATACCTTTCCAGTTCCTGTAATGATAATACTATCGTTAAACAAGCCAGCGTTTAGATTTAGAGCATTAGCGTTGTTGACGTGGTTAACGTGATCTGCATTATAGATAGAGGCCGTAAGAACGGTCCCAGGCGCTCTAGTAGTATGTGGAGTGATTATAGCCATAGTTAGGGCAGGACCTTCAGGATATAGGCGACTGCTATGTTCTTAGCTCGAGTTTCAGCACCTCCAAGAGCGCCGTTGGGATTACCTGAAGCGGTAGAAGTAAGTGCTGCCTGTGCGGGTTGTACTGAACCAGCACTGGAATAGACAGCACCGGGAACATTCTGCTTGTCATAGTTATGTGTATGATTGATTATTAGATCAGCCTGCTTCGTTCCGACCTTATCACCTCCAGTACCGTCGCCCCTATCGGTGCGGGTTGCTGCATTGGGATCGACACCTATTGCATTGTCCCACGCACGAGAGAAGTAGCCAGCTCTATTAGGAATACCAAACGTAGTAGTGCCGTCGCCCACTCCAAAGTTGGTTCCCCACCGCGCAAAGAGCTCAGAGAATGTCGTCCTAGATATATTCTGGACAGAGTGCATCAGTATCCACTTTGCACTGGGAGGCGTCTCGAGCCACCATTCCTTAGAGGTTCCTACCGCCTCTATATCGTTTCCATTCAGTACGGCGAACCATGTAGAACCGTTCCACTCCAGATCATAGTAATCATATCTGCCAAATAGCCGAAGGCTGGCCACTCCATTAACAAGGGTAGCCGCTGCGATGGTTAGGGCTGTGGTGTTTGTAGCACTATTACGTCTAACTCTGACGCGGAACCCTGATGTCAGGGTGCCAGGGAGGGTAATAGTGAAAGCACCACCACTAACGTCACAGTCGATAGATTTGCTGTTCTCCGTCTGGGTAACGGTGAAGTTGCCAGTCTTTACCAGAGGTGCTCCACCACCTACGGCTACTACGAGGGCTGCTAGGGAGTCCATATCAAAGTTGGGAGGCGAATACCACTGCGCCGTGCCAGATATCCGCTTTATTGCGTAGCGAAGTCGTTCGATCTCTCCAGCCAGATTGGATGGTAGGGACTCCGTTCCGATATCTCCGGGATCGGTATTTGTCTGAAATTGCCCAACGCTATCAGCCAGAGCGCCCGTCATAGTGGGGTTCTGGTTAGTGATATGGTTTACATGGTCGGCATTGTAGATAGAGGCAGTCAGCACTGTCCCCGTGCCGCGTGTAGTGTGGGTATAGAGGCCGACTGACATCTTCTAAGGTCCATCTGTTCCAGCAAAGACCACTAACCCTATAATCATACCTATGATTATAAGGATGATCAGAAGTCCTAGCCACTCGCTCACGTCAGACCCCCTCCATCTGATCTAACAGCCATTACCATAGTAGGAATGCGTTTCTTGTATTCAGCTGTATAAGAAGCACCATCCAGCTCCATGTCTGCCATATGCAGTTCGTTCAGCTGTTCTGGTGTAAGGCTTTCACTTAGGCAGTTATTACATCCGTTGGTAACATGGGCAGAGCCATCCTCAAAGGCTATCTTTAGCTCGACATAGTTGTGAAAACGCCTAAATCGCTCTACCCTCTCCTCGATCCAGACGCCGTGCTCGAAGCGGCGACCTTTGACCTGCTCGGTCAGACCGCCGATAGCAGTTCCGCATACCTTGCAGAACATTTCCTGCATCTCTCCATTAGGACCCAGCTGTACATAGTTGGGCCTCCGCACAAACCTGTATTCGGTCATTGTTCCCTAATCCTCTCATCCATCGGCGTGAAACTTAGATGAAATTCCGATATACTGACATCCTGGTCAAGCCCTCCGTTTAGGACAGAGAGCTTGATGCGTCTTCCACTGCCGACCAGTCTCTTTCTCTCAGAAGAGACAACGTCGCTTCCAAGGACGTCTGTATCTAAGATGAAAGATCCCAAAACAGCTCCGCTGCCTCCCATACTGAATTGCAGAGTATCTGTTAAGGTATCATCCCAGAAGACATTAACAGTCAGGTCCCAGTCACCCTTTGGCTCTGATGCTAACTCTAGGAATTGACCGGCCTTCATTCGAGTGGCCAGTGCTTCATCTAGGAAACTCAGGTCCGTGCTGGCCGTCTCGAAGTTGATTTGGTATGCTACTCCGTCCTTGTTACGAGATACGTCATCTAGGCGCCATACGAAGCCTGAGGCATCTCCTACAGTGGGTCTTGGTATCAGATCGGTATCCGGTCGCATCCAGAGGGATACGCAGATATCCCTACGGGACATAAAGAAGCGGGGTGGAGCCGCTCCCTGTTGACTGGGCTGTTGCTCAAAACCGATGATAAGACGTAGGTTATTATCAGTAGAACCAGTGCGAGGAAGAGTAAACCACGCTTGCTTTTTGGCAGCATACCATGCCCCTACTACGCGGCGGATGACCGTTCTGTTAATTTCAGTCCTAACAAACGGTTCTAGAGTGGCAACCTTGCTAAGATCGCTCGTGTTGACATCTCCAAATTCCTGGGTTGCACTTAGCAGGTGAACATTGCCTACGTGGTCCATGTAGATGACGTCGTTCTCAATCTGGACGATGGTATGCTGGTTTAGGGTGCCTACTGCCCTTGTCATGCGGGCAACAACCCAGTTGGCTGGGGTCAGGTCAGCGGTGTTGATTATGTAGATGCCGAAGGGATACTTGAAGAGGACGAGAGCCCCCCTGAAAGATAGACCCCCTACCAGACGCTCTCCCTCACCGGGATATATCGCTATTGTTCCAGAGCCGGCCCCGGTAAAGTTCCCGTGATCGGTTACGGTACTATAATAGATGCGATGGGGGTCGCTGGCGTTGCCCCCTGCAAACACCCTGGCTCCATGCTGCACGCCAAAGGTTGGAAAGTTACCGGCCCCGGTCCAGTCAGCCGCAAAGTTACCGGCCCCGGTCCAGTCAGCCGCAGGAGCACCTATCGCGGCCATCGTGCCAGCAGCTCCAATTCCTACCTGTACCTGGTTAGGGGAGCTGAACATGAACAGCTTACGGTTTCCTCCAACCGCCTCACCGCCAGCAGGCATAAAGTAAGGAGGAGGTTCCCTTACATTGATTAGACCTGAGGCCATAGTAGTGGGAAAGGTGCCGGCTCCAGTATCCTGCCGAACAGTGCCATTGCTTAGAAAGATGACATCATGCCTGGTTCCTGAGGCAGGGTCCCAGTTGATGCCGCTAACAATAACAGAACCAGCTCCCAACGCGGCACTATTGATCTTCTGGGCACCACCCTCCTTACGGATGATGCCTCCATCCAGTTCAGCGCCGTCGACTAGAGTAAGGTGGCCGGGGCCGGCCTGGCTGGGGTTCTTAGTGCCTGTAAAGCCCTGACTGCCAACGGGCAGCCTTGCTGTTACGCCCCGGTAGGCCATCGATCATCCTATGATGAGCCCCGACTCAGTACGGAGCGGACCTTTGCTTTGACTGTTCTGACGAGGGGCGATGTGGCCAGCCAGATAGTCCATCTTGACGTTCCGACGCCTGTTCTCTTTGAGCATTGCAGCCAGTCCAGTCCTTGCACCAAGCGCTGCAGCATTGCTGCGATCATCATTCTTGTCGAGTAGGACATACACCAGGGCCATGTCTGAGAGGACGTGCATCCACTGGGTTGGGACCAGTGGAATTGAACTGATGCTGTCTGTTAGATCAGTGACGAAGGGCCTGAAGCGGTACTCAACCCGCATCTGCTTGCCGTCGTTCTTCCCTCCGTGGGAGAAGCGGACTGTCCTCTCATCCTCGAGGGCGAATGCCTGAGGGATACCAGGCCTCAGTCTGACCAGAGGAAACAGCTCATCCATACGCTCGGGAGGGACGCCATAGATACGATCTGGCATCTGGAAAGCCACGATTGGGCTCATCAGGACCTGGACGGACGATGATAGAGCATACTCGATCTTCATGCTATCAAAGGAGGCCAGAGCGTTGGTCTCGCCTGTATAGTTGCCGTCTAGGGTCGCCGGTCCGGCCCCTCCAGTGTGGGCAGCTATGACGAAAACATCAGGAGGAGCCGTCCCGGACTTGATGCGCAGGCGCCTTCCTGCCTGCGATGCAGCGGGAGCTGGAGTGAAGGTAATTGTAGACGATCCCTGGACCACCGCGACAGTGCCATCGGAGTAGACGGGCTCTAGGAGAAGCGTCGCATCCTGACGCATCCACCACCAGTCTTCGACGTACTCAGGGAGGAATTCAGAGGCACCTGTTGAGAGGGTCCGATAGACCCTATTCATGTAGTCTATAACCTTGTTATTCCAGCCCGACCCTGTTAGGGGCTCAGAGGCACGGAACAGGATATCTTCCTTAAGTTCTCTGGCATTGGATAGGGGCACGTTATACCGCTACAAGAGTGATCTTCAGAGCTGTCGTTCCGTCGCCTGCACTGATACGGGGCCTGATGAAGCGGGTATTCTGTGCTATGTCGTGGATGACAGCGGTGGTTAAGGTGGCTAAGGCTGTTCCTTGACTATTCATCAAGGTGGCCCAGGTAGTTCCGTCGTTGGAGCCCTCTATGATACAGTTTCCACCAGCTCCGAAAGTGCCACTTACCTGCACCGATCGAGTGGAGGCGTCTACAGGTATTGATGCAGGGAGGCCTGCCTCGCCATTGGCTAGAGCAGCCCATTCAGCTACCCATACACCAGCTGCTGGTAGCGTTGTGACGACACCCAGAGCCATCTACTTCTCCAGGCCACACTCTCGCTTTGCAGTGGGGCTCATCTTGGCGACTTCGTCGTCTACCCAGTCGGGCAGCTCTTTGATAAGCTCGCCGCCTTCACTGTAGTACTTGCCGCCTTGGATGAAGAGGGGCGGACCATCCACATGGTTGATCCGCACATAGGGCTGATAGCGGCCGATCTTACCCTCGGCGTCCCCTCTCTTGGGGATATGGGTTTTGAGGGAGAATGCCATTAGGCGGCGACCATCTTAGAATTGTTACCAGGAGCATCCCAGCTATATTCAGCAAAGACACCAACAGCAGCCTGTCCCGCAGTTCCACCACCATCAGATTGGACGATAATCTCGCCGCCAGGTAGGCACTTGGTTGGCTCGACCGCCACCTTTTCGTAGTACATATTGCCGATAGGGGCATTGATGGGGATAGTTAAAGTGCCCAGCACAATCTCACCGCTGGCACTTCCAGGCGTCGGCCTATATTTGTAGGTCAGGATTGTTGGGGCCACTGTATTAGCTATTGTGATACAGGCCCATACAGCCCGAACCAGCAGAGGCTGATAACCTATGAACCACCTAGCAGGAAGGGCGATAGTTGTGTTTAGGACAGGATCTCCTAGAGTGGCAATATCTGCCATCGGAGCGATCATAATGTCCATCTTCTGGTGATCATAAGACATCTTGGGCTCCTTACGTGCTGGAGACGTGGACGATCCTGGCTTCGCCAGGGTTGCCGGTGTCCCAGATGATATCGAACTCCAGGATGCCGTACCAGGCAACTGCCTTGGAGCGGCCGAAGTCGCCAGGGATGGCAGCTCTCAGCTCGGGCGTCATCGCCTCCGCCAAGGCAATGCCATCCTCACCGAAGACAACACCTTCTCCCAGCACGGAGCTGGTGCCGATCTTGCCCAGTGCCCTAGCATGGTTTGTCTCGATGAATCTGATGCCTTCGATCCGGCCTACTTCGCCGTTGTACTTAGCTTGGGCATCCTGATACTTGTGCCACTCTTCCCACTTGGCATCCCGCTTGATGCC